AGCGGTCAATCGCCGCTTGGGCCGCAGCAGTATCATCTTCTGCCGGTAAAGTATAGGTTTCAATCCACTTGGCATTGTCAGGACATGAGACAGTCACTTCAAATACCCGCTTACCGTTCAAAGTAACGCCTTTGATTTCATCAACGGTCGCGTCGGCCCTTATGAACATTTCGTTGGCTCCATCACACGGGATATAGCGGTTGCAGGGGCTTGTTGCCCTTAAACCTCGTAGCGTCTTCAACCTCGGCCATACGCTCCGCCGACCGGGTCAGCAGGCCGACCTCGCGCATATGTCGTAACGCTTGCGAAAGGGTGTCCGTCAAATCATCATTCCGCCCCTTGGGGAACTGGCCGACCTGCGTGATGACCATGTCCGCCCAAGCACGGTCGGGCGCATAGATCATCTCCTCGGCGAACAGGTGCTGCACCGAATACAGCCGCGCCAGCTTGTCCTGCCCACGCGGATCGACAAGCTGAACGGCAAATTCCTCATGACCGTAGATGCGGCGTATTTCCTGCGCGACGCTGATGCCGCTGGCTTTGTTCTCGATCAGCAACCGGTCAACCTTCAGCCTCCGGCAGGTATCGCCGACCTTAGTGACGAGGTTGTGCAGTTCCAGTCGGTCTTGGAAGGCGGTCATCAGCATGACGCGGGGCAGACCGTCGATGTCGTCAACTTCGCCCGGCTGGATGACGCTCTGCTTGCCGTATCTGTTGACGTGCCGGGTCGAGCGTATCTCGCTGGTGCCGTAGAACACGCCCCAAACGGTCAGCGCGCTGTAGTCGTTTTCTTCTTTCAACCCGTAGGCGGTGTCGAGGCTGGCGACAATGAAGTGGAACGGCGGGAAGGCTTCGTCGATCCAGGTCTGCCACCATTCGCGCTTGATGATACCGCCGCCCGCCGGTTCAGGACGCTGCTGTAGCTGGCCGGCAGCGCCCCAGGGACCGAGCGTCTTTTCCAACAGCCGAACCTGCTCTTCATCGAACCGCTCGGGCCAGAGCAGTTCACCCGGCACGGTGCGGGGGTCGGACCACTTTACCGGCTGGTTGTCTTCGGTCAAATGGGCAGGGACCAGGGTCGTGTGAAAGGATCGCTCTGGTTCGTAGCGCATCGGCAGGCAAAGGTGCTGCCAATCGCCGACGCCTTTCTCAAGAACATGCCCGCTGATGTCTAGTTCGCTTAAACGCTGGGCGATGACGATGCGGCAGCCATGGCCCGGCTTAGAGTTATTGAGGCGGTTATACCAAGCCATGTCCCACCACTCGATGGTGCTGTTGATGATGGCTTCGCTGTTCGCCTCGGCGCTGTTGTTGAGATCGTCGCCGATGAGGTAATTGCCGCCCAAGCCCGTCGTCGCGCCGCCGACCGACACAGTATTTCGTATGCCGTTCTTGTTGTTTTGAAATCTAGTCTTAGTATTCATGTCGCCAACTAACTGGAATCGGTCGCCCCATCTTTTCTGATACCAGTCAGATTGAAGTAATGTGCGGCATTTTACTGAGTCCTGCAAAGACAACGCCATTGCATAACCAGCGTGCAGGAACTGCGCGCCTGGGCCGGCAAGCGGCGTGTTAGCGCGCTGCGTCCAGACCCAAGCCGGGAACATAACACCGCAAATGGTTGACTTGCTAAAGCGCGGCGGCACGTTGATGAGCAGGTTGGGGATATAACCGTCGCAACACGCCTCTAAATGCTCGCATATAGCCTGTAGGGCGTAGCCGCCATGAGCAAAGGGGGCGCTGTCGATAGTCGGCCATGCGGCGACGGTAAAGTCGTATAGCGACGCTTCCAGTTCGCACCGCTCGATCTCCAGCAGCGCCTCGTCCCGGTCAATCAGATCAGCGCCGAGACGGATGAGCATCAGACGCCCGTGCTACCGAAGCCACCGCCGCCACGACCGGTGTCAGGCAGTTCGACGACCGGCTGCCAGTCGATTTGGACAATAGGACAAAGAACCGCCTGGGCGATCCGCATGCCACGGGTGATGATGAAATGAGTATCGCCATGGTTGACGAGGACGACGTGGATCTCGCCACGGTAGTCAGCGTCGATAGTGCCGGGCGTGTTGATGACGGTGACACCGTGCTTGGCAGCCAACCCGGATCGAGGACGGATTTGTAACTCGTAGCCGGACGGAACGGCGACGGCGATGCCGGTCGGTATGACGCGCCGGTCATACGAATAAAGCACGATGTCTCTTTCTACAGCAGCCAGCAGATCGACGCCGGACGCGCCAACGGTCGCGTAGGACGGCAGCGGCAGCGTGGCAGCGTGCGGCAGACGTTTGACGTGGATCGGTATTGTGCGGATCATGCCTTAACCTTCTCATGCACCTCGGCGGCAATAGCAAGATAAGCCGCGCCGTCGGTATAATTGTCTTCGTGAAACCCGGAACCAGCGGCGATTCGGGCGACCTTTGAGAGCACCATAATCATCGCAGCGTCGTGCGCTGTTAAACGATAGCCGCTGAAGTCTAAATAACCGTTCACTAGACGGGCAAAGCACGCCATGTTGCGCTCGGGCGGGCCATATACCTTGTCCCTCGTCTGCGTCGTCAGTTCGATGGCGTTTCGCAGGATGCTTTCGCGTTTGGATGGCATGTCGATGGGATCAATCATTTATTGACCTCCTCGTGCCACTGCACGGCAGCCTGCGGCGTCGGCATGCAGTCCATCAGCAACCGGCGCAGGCGGGCAACGTCGGCCTCCAGGACCGCAACGCGGTCATCGAGGCTGGGTGAACGGATCGAGGTTATGTGCAGCGAACCTGACACGCCCACAGGGCCGTCGGGATCGAGGGCCATGCGGGCTTCGTCGTAAGCGAGGGGGCCGAGCGTCGTCATATCAATCCTTCCTTTCCTTCTGCGCGGTTTCTAACGCCTCTTGCTTGCTCATGCCCAACGTCGTCAGTTGACGCACGCGCTGCATGATCTTGACAAGCATCTCGGCGTCGTCGGCAAACCGCAGCAGCACGGCGCGATCGTAATCATCGACCATCCGGTGCGACAGAGCGCGACATACGGCGATAACCGCATGCTCGCGCTCGATGACAGCATCGCCGGGGTCGTAAGGGAGATTGGTCATGCCGATGCTTTCAGCAGCTTCATTTCATCGCGGTTTCCAACAATTTGTCTAAATTCCGGCGGATAGACTGCAAAACAATGCGACCCAGGCCCATTGGTTTTATGGCGTAAAGACTTGACAGGGTAATTACCGACCACCTTGCGATAAGCTTCGCGAACCATTGCCCCGGCAACCCATGTGTCCGCCGGGATCGGCTCAAAACCCAGTTCTACAAAAACGCTCGGGACGGTAATCCAGTTATTGTTTTCCATGTCTTTAATCCGCTTGGTTCTTCACCGCCAACAGTGCCTGCTTTAGAGCATCACGCGCATCAGCATCAAGCGCAGTCGCGTCGATGGTCTTAACCTGCTCGGTCAGGATCGGTCCACCATCCTTGCCTGTCGCCTCCACACGCGCCGTCGGCGAGTAGCTGCGCGCCTTCAACCGTTCTGCCCGCCACTTCAGCGCATCCAGCTTAACGCGATCCGCAGACGCCGACTCGGGCGTGACAGTGCGCGCCAATTCGGCGATCTCGTCGGCTGCGTGGTCGCCAAGATCTTCTCGCGCACGCGCATATTGAGCCGACAAAACGGGGTTGTCGCGCATCCAACGATAAAAACTTTCTCTTGGCGGCGCTTCTTCGTCCTGACAAATCGAAAGTAAAGACCGACCATAAACGCTCATTTGCGTCAGAACATACTGCGCCTGTTCTTCGTTATATGGATTTAATTCTCTTTTGGGTTTGCCTTTCTTTGGCAACAACTCATCCCAATCAGCGGTAATGCCTTTCTTTACTTTACGGCCCGCCACTTTAACCTCCGATCAATACAGGAAACCGCCCAACATATAGGCGATTTCCTGTTGTTTTCAAACACTAAGCCTCACCTGCGGGTTCGATTGCGGCGAGGCGTTGCAGGTCTTCGTTACCCATCACTTGCAGGATGCTTTCGACGCCGCGTCGGAAGATGATCCAAAACTCGTCCTGAGATTTTGCGTCACAACCATACAAAGATTGGGCGACAATCGCACCGGCAGCGAGCAATGCGGCTGTTTCCTGTCTTTGTTCGCTGGTTGCCTTGCGTTTAGTCATGAACGATCCTCAGAGGCGTATTTCGACAGCGGCGTACTATCCCATCCAGCCAGCGCATCGCGGTAGATTGCGAGCATGGCATTTTGCTCTTCGGCCTCGTCCGGCTTACGACGCTCGGCGAGCAAAGCGCGGATTGCTTTGACGTCGAACCCGGCAGACTTCGCTTCGGTGTAAACGTCCTTGATGTCGGACGCCAGGGTGCGCCGTTCGTCTTCCAGCCGCTCGATACATTGGATGATGGATTTCAGGCGTTCGACGGCAACGCCGCTATTGTGTCCCTCAGTCATATCAATCTCCTTTTGGCATGACGCCGGGCGCAGGATAGCAGGGAAAAACATTTTGGGAAACATCCTAAAATGGCACTTCGTCGTCTAACCCATCATCATCGCACGGCAACGCCGATCCGGTCACAATGACGACTGGGTCGGCGCGTTCGCGTCCCATGGGCTTGACGGTTGCGCCAGGAAAGGCGCGCTTGATGTCGATGACCTCGGCATACTTGGACAGGATAAGACCGATCTCTGCCAAACTGTAGACCACCGACGCTCGACCTGATCGCACGACGTGCGCCGCGTCGATATTGTCCCGGCAGATGAGTATCACTTCGCCGGTAGCCGGGTCGTGTGTCTCCCAGACCTCGGGATCGAGGTGCTTGTGACCGGCTTCGGCTGCGACCTGATCCAGACGCCGCCATGCGGCTGACATACGCTTACACTCGCGCTCCAGCACCTCACTGTCGCCCTCGCGCACGGCGTCGTAGAATAATTTCCTTTGCCGGTCGAACTTCTCGCGCAGGTCAGCATCAACCAGCAGCCGCAACCTACCGATCCCCCACCGCCGTTCCATCTCCGTCGCCAGGGCGTCAACAGCGTCCAGATGCGACCTGCCGGTGAGATAGACGTCGGGTCCATTATTCATCCAACCAGCCGATGATGCCGGTGGGTTGGGGGGTGATTTGTTTATCGGTTTCTTCGCCATTTGTTTTTTCTCCTGTACCATTATGCCAACTAGCAGACTGCTAGCGCGATCCCCTTCCCCCACTCGTGCAATGCTGACTTGTGCAGCCTCCGGCGGAGGCAAGTCAGCAGGTTGCTGACTGCAACTTGCACTAGTGGGGGTTTTGAAGTCAGCAGACCGTTTTGCTGACTTGTTGCTGACTTCAAACCCACTTTTAAGGTTGTAGTCAGCAAAATCTACTCTTCCTCTGATTGCGGAGCATAGGCGCTCTGGCGCTTAAAATCCGCTAACTTTTGCGTGTCAACGAAGACATGTAACCGCTCTGAACGGTCCTTGCCGGGATACATTTTCTCAAAAATAAATCCATCTTTCTTCCAAAGATCGAGCATACTTTGCGCCCTACTTCTGTAGTTCTTACGGTCACCGTCGGGCGGCATAATGTGGTCGATAATGACATCACCGGCCCAAACTTTCGAGTCGGCACGCCCCCTTAGGATATAGCGAATTTTTTCCTTTTCGCCGGGCATACCCGCCTCGATCTGCTCCAGCATTTTGGCGGTCAGGGGATCGGAAACACCATCGAACAAGCCGGGTGGATCCCAGGCATCGACGACCTGGACGTAATCAGCAGGGTAATCGTCGGTGGCGTTGTCGAGGCAGACGCTGACAAGCTGGAACCAATGCGCGTGATCGGCGGGGGGTGCCATGTTGGCTTTGGCATTGTCTGATCTGATGTAAGTGCGTCGATCCTCGCTCTTGATGCCTAACTTGGCCGCATCCTCTTCTGACATGGCTGATAGTGTCGTCATGACGCGAGCGGCGCCTTGTAGAGCAGATGCGCCACGGAAAGACTCGCCATCGCCGGACGTGCCGCCTTTGCGGAAATGATGGACCAGCTGGATGGCGCAGTTTGCTTGATCGGCAACCTGGGACCAAAGCGCCATGACCTTGACCATTTCTTCGTTGCGGTTTTCCTCGGCGGTATGGGTATGCGCGAAAGGGTCAACGACAAGTAGCTTGATGTTCTTGGCAATCAGCGCCGCGACTAACTCATCGACGATGGGCGACGCTATCAAGCCGCCGTCGGTGCGTTGCGTGATGATGATGGGCTGGTTACGACCGCTGTCGAGGTAGATTGGGTGCTTGAAGTCGGCGGGGGTTAAACGGTAGTGCCGCATGATGCCGGCAACCCGGCGAAGCATCTCGTCGATGGGATCTTCGCCGTTGAAAATCCAGACAGCACCAGATGTATGAACGGCTTCGTAGAATGATTTAATGGTGCGTTCGATCAGCGAGTAGCCCAAAGCGACGCTAAATGCGTCTACCATCGACTTGGCCGTCTTACCGACGCCGCCCGGCGATCCAAGCAGGGAAACGAATTTGAGGATTGTTTCCCGGCCATAAACCCATTGGCGTGGAGGTATTTTGCTTTGATCGTATGAGAATAAGGGTGTCGGCGTTAGACCGCGCTGGGGTTCAAAATCTTCCTCAAAGCCGGTATTTTGCTCTTTGCCGGTAGGTTCGTCAGGCTCGCCGTCGTCGGTGGTGCTAGAGCCGCTATCACCGGCCTTGACGCGGTCCTTAGGCGGTTCTGGCTTCTGGGGTGGTGCTTTTTCGGCAGCCTCACGAACCTCATGATCCCACTTGGCATAGGCATGATCCCACTTTTCGCGGAACATTGTGATGCCGCGACCTTCCCGCTCCAACAGGAAATGCTTTGGCGTGCTGGGTTCGTACATGCGAGATTTGACGTTTCGGACGTAAGTTTCAAAAGCCTTCATCATGAAGGTCTTTGCCAACGCATCCGACATGATCGGCGATTCGCGGTAGGCATTGACCAAAGCTGCCCACACGATGCGGGTCATATAGGTTTCGCGACCATCGACAACTTCGTCAGTCAGCGTATTTCGCAGGATGCCGCCGTCGGGGTTATTTGGCCCAGGCTGGCGTTCTGCTGGCCCTGTGGTGCTGCCGCCGCCATGCTCCCGGACTAGCTTGTCGATGGCGTCACAGAGCCATCTGGGGGCTTCCATGACGGGCTTTTCCCACGGCCCGCACCCAGGCTTCCAGTCGTAGCGTTTGCCGCTCTCGTGGCTGCTTGGCGGTGCCATGACGAACCCGCCTTGCCCCCGTATATCGACGCCGATGGATGTCTTGTTCGTCGGCGGCATCCAGCTAGCAGGGGCGCGCAGGAATATCTGCCACCCACCGCCGCCGGTCACTTGCATAGGCGTGTCAAGCATCATGACGTCGTGGTCGGTCAGCAGGGCCTGCCACCAGTCCGATGCCGCGTGTGTTTTGTGTGTATCGAGGTCGATCACGAACAGCCCACCGGACGCAGCGCCAGTGATGATCCCAAGCTGATCGGTCGATCTGCCGCGAAACCAGCCTTCGAGGGTATCCTCGTCGGCCAGGGTGCTTTGATTCGCCTTCCAGGCGATGCTGGGGCGTTTCCAGTTGCTGCCGTTGGATGGGTGATTGGCGGGGACGACCTGCCAGCCCAAGCTGCGATACAGCCGGATGTAATCCCCACCGCCCGCGAAATCAGGATCAAAATCAATCATGTGTCACCTATTCGGTGTTATTGGCGGACGACCTCAGCCCCGTATTTCGCCATCAGCGCCGCTTCCGCACGGCCATGGTCCTTCTTGCGCCGGAAATCAGCCGACGTAGGCCACAGATGGATAGCCAGGGCGCGGCTGGCCTCTTTATCGGCACCAAGCCGATAATGGCGCTTCCACACCGTCGGCGATACCAGATGCAGTGGAATGCCCAAGGCGACGATGACACCGCGCAGGACGCCGGCAGAGTATCCGAAGGTGAAGGTCGAAGACACGCCCTGCTTTGGCATGGAATGGACCCGTTCGACGACCGCGCAGGAGACATCCATGCTACGGATTAGCCGCGTCAGTTCGGCAGCATCGACGCCGCCATCCACGACCGGCATGTCGTATGTGACAAGGGTGGTAGGGCTGTAGAAAGCCAAAGCGCCGCTGAGGCCGGGATCAACACCGAGAATATAAGACATTTGTTTCCTCTAACTCAGAAGCCGACAGGATGATCTGTTGTGCCGGGTGATGTCAATCATGCGTCGAAAAAAACCCCCGCCAGCGGCTGCCAGCGGGGTAGTTTGGAGATCAACAAG